GCCCGGACTACAACTGCTTTTTTTGTCATTGGTCAAACGATAAACCTTCTTCTTGAAGTATCTCATACAACTTATTTCGTGTATCCTTGAGCCCTTTATAGTACTCATCAGGCATAGTATCGGGGGCGTACTTGGTCTGAGCCCGTAAGTGTTGGTCTAATTCCCATGCTAGATTGTACCACTTAGATGCTTTACTCATCAGGTCAAATTCTAATTGATCTTCGGGCAGCGAGAATTCAATAATTGCTTTCATATTCTTTTAGTTTCTTTTCAAGGCGTTCAATTTCTACCTTTAACTCGTCCACCTCTCTTTGTAGGCGTTGCAGTAAGTTCATTAGGGTTTGTACATCGTTGGGGCTCATAGCTGAATTTATGTTTGATTAAGTTTTCTGTGTACTCGTTAAAATTAGGTATCGGTCGATCGTACTCATAAACGTAAGGTTTGGCTTCTTGGATCATACTGTTTGGATTCCAAACGTTTCTGAATATCTTGACAAATAGTTTCTGTAGCATAGTAAATTAGTATAGGAGTTACAATAATAATGAATAAAAACAAATAATTATTTAATTTTTCTGAGTGCTTGGACATAATTTGGATCTGTTGCGTACCTCCCATCGATATTGCGGAGATAATTATCTTGGATGTGGATGTAGCAATTGATGGCATCCTTCCAGCTATTATACTTAGCGTACACACCATGCTTACCTTCTACGTACTTACACTTGTGATAAGTAATACCGAATGGGTTGTGGGCCTTACGTGCTACGTGACTCTTGCAGAACCCACTCTCTACCTTAGCCTGTGCGATGCAGATATTGGGCAGGACGGCTCCTTGTTGTACTAGGTACTTGACCCACGCCTCCTCATTGATTGGAAGATCGTCTTCTGGTACGGAGACCCAATGCTTATAAATAATTCTGATATCTTCCTTTTTCTGAGCGAGAAAAAAGATTGAGATAACGAGTGAGGCGAAAATAAAGATGAGAGTTGCATACTTCCACTTCTCATTAACCACCTGTACATTCATGTCTTGATCTATTTTAATTTTCATATGATTAAATTATTGTTCTTTTCAAATTTCCATGTGTTCACTGCTGATTTCCAGTTCTTCATCTTATTCTTGCCGATCATCCACCCCTTACTCTCGTAGAAGTTGTGCCATTTCTCAGCGTTTCCCTTTGGGTCTCGGACCTTTATACTTTTAAGATACAGCTCAACCTCCTCAATAGTAGGTGGTTCAAATAGGGCTGTTCGTTTAAGCAGGAGAGCAATCTCTGGTTCCTTAACTTTCCATGCCGGCCCGTGTATCCGTTCAAGCAGGTGCTCAAATACTATTTTGACATTTTTCTCCATATATTTTCATTATTGATTCAACTAATTTCTTCTCATATGTAAACCCCGGTGCACCATCCATCCACGTTCCTACAGTCTTAAGGGAGTGTATAATCGTAGAGTGATCTCGCATCCCCTGGATGATACCAATATCCTTCAATGTAATATTGGTGTACTCCTTCAAGCAGTACGCTGTTATCTGTCTCAGAGTAACGTGAGGTGTTGTTCTCTTCTTAGTGGCCATATACAAGTGGGGTGGTACACCTGTGATCTCCTCGATTGTTTCTAGTATAGATTCCAGTGATTGTCTATTCTGCTTGGTTAATAAGAGAGTAGATGGGATTACTACACACTTTGCTGATTGTGATGGCGTAGAACTTGCCTCCTTTATTTCCTTGTCGTTTTCCATTGATATCCTTTGCTATTTTATTGTAACTAATTCCTTGTGCTCTGAGACCCATTATATATTGGACGGTCTCCATATCCTCCTTAACTACAATTAACTTTCCATCCTGATTACGAAAACCTAAGGGTGGATGACCGCAGTATGTTTTTAAGTTCTTTTTTAGATTGGCCTTAACTGAGCGTGTGTGATCACCAGTAACATCCGATTGATACTCGGCAAAGACGGCCATCAGATTACGCATAGCCTTACCAGACGAACCGCTCATCTCTGGCTCCTCGATAGAAAAGAATTTAACCTTCCTCTGTTCGAGTTCCGCCATGTGCACAATATTATCCTTAAGATTACGGGCGAAACGTGTCGAGTGCCATACGATAACAGCATCCATACCCCCTTTTCTTAGTCGACTAAACATGGCCTGGAACCCCGGTCTCTTGGTATTTTTTCCACTATAACCCGCATCCTCATAAATATTTTCCAGAGAGAACCCTTTTGATTGGGCGTAATCTTGGATGCGTGCTATCTGATTATCCAAGGAAGTCCCCTTATCTGCTTGCATATCTGTCGATACACGAATGTAACCTACCGCTTTTTTGTACATGACATTATCCTTTCTAAGACCTTGTTTATTTCTAAATGGTGTTCTTCTGCATATGCATTGAGTAATCTATCGATCACGGGGTGAACAGCAACTGTTATCATGACCCTGTTTACATCTGTTTGTGCTTGCTTATAGTTCCTCATGTGTATTTGTATTTGGAACTCAAGAGCGTCTAGGGCTTCCCTCTCGCTACCGAAACGGTCAACCATGTTCTGGTATTTCTTTTTACCTACAAAGAAGTCTTTATAAACAAGGTCTTCGGTCTCAGATATAAATTGTCTCATCTTCTACTAAATCAAAATAGCAGTCATACCCAAACTCCTCAGCCAAGGAAATAGCTTCGGCCTCATCATCTGTATTGACAAACCCTTCTATAGTAATGAAGGACTCAAGAGCATGAATCCATACCCAGATCTTATCTTTAAACTCCTCCTGCTCGTAAGCATTCATATAGTCAAGGATACCATCTGTGATGAACTGCTCTATGTCAACCCCGTCTATCTCATTACGAATCTCCATAGGCAGTGTAACAGCGTACTGCTCCAATCGTTTGGTCTTGTCGAATAGGGGAGCTCTATACTCCCCATTATTAATTATCTGTTCAATCATATATCATTTGGGTTTAGGCTATGGAGTATAGTTTAGATTCTGTGTTATTTAAGATCCATGACATAATGGTATCGTATGAGGAATTGTTGATGTCATACCCAGTACCTGTCATTAGGTACTCAGTCTTCTTATCCTCCTCACGAGGAGATACCATGTGATTGGTGTAACGTGTAACGGCATTGAATAGACCCCATAATGTATCGCCCTCCAATTGTCTCTCGATATCGTAGGCTTGAGCGAATTGATGCATCTGATTGTTCTTACGAGTACTGATATCATCTATACCAGCCTTGCTAACATCAATCTTGAACATATTATTTAATACAGCCTTGACTACATTATCAGAGGTAGGTATCTCAGCCATTCTCTTGAAGTTGTCAAACAATTGCTTATCAAGATCCATAGTCTGACGGAATTGTTGAATGGCATTATCAATACGTTCCTTAGCAGATGCAGTATGTCTGAACTTCTCGCTGTCTTTGTAGGCGTGGAAGAATGTATTCTGACATACAACTACTGTATTGGTAGAGCCAAAGGCAATGGACGATGAGCCATCGTGCGAGTTAAGGCAGGTGATGTATCTCTTGATCCCAGATTTACCTACGTACTCATCTTCTAACTTGGCTTGGATATAGACCTTGCGACCTCCGTCTAACTCGCCACCTCTCTCGGTCTCAATACCCAATGATTCTGTGGCGGTGATCAATGTATCGGCCATCTCGAAGTTCTGGAAGGTGCGATACCTATCCTTAACAGAGCCGAGGCATGAGGTAGGAACATCTGCTCCTTGTTCGTAACGGAAGATTCCGTAGTGTGGTGTTGGCATACCCGAGGCATGAGTGAATTGTTCTTTGCGTACTTCCCAATTAAGGCCAGTCTTTTCAAGCAAGTTCATTGTCTTTTCTAATTTCTGAATGTTCATATCGTGTTTGTTTTGTGTTTGTTTCGTGTGCAAATGTAGTACAAATAATTATAAATACCAATTAATTTAAATAATAATGTTTTAATTTTTGAAATGGCTGGTTATCTTATCAGCATAGTAATGCGTACTCACCTGTTCAATATAATTGAAGAGATGCTCTGTGGAATATACGTATGACCATCGCACAACTTCCTTTGTGTAGTAATCGAGGCACTCAACTTTGAATGCCCCTTTACCTAATTTATTTACTTTGATGATACCACCTATGGCGGATTCTCCTATCTTAAATGTTTTCTGCATATTTTAATCTTTTATAATTGCTACAACTCCGGGGTTAACCCATTCAGCATACCATCCGTGGTCGCTTAAAAAATCACTGAACTCGGTGCTTATGCCAAATTCGTATACTTCATAATCTTCTGTCCAATAGTTGAACATATCGTATCCACGTGAATCCATTACTGGCTCCTCAGCTGAGATGGAGAAGGCATCGGGTGAGTCTGAGACCCACCCATTACCATCTGCCATGATGTGCATTTCGGGATATTTTTTGTTTAGCGAGGTGATGAGGGTTTGTTTGTTCATATTATTTATTTTCAAGGTAATTCTCCAATTGTAGATTAATAAACTCACAGATGTCATCTTCATACATTCGAAAGAAATTCGCAAGAAGTAAAGATTTCTGATTTTCTGTCATGCTTACAATTAGGTCATCTTTGCCCAAAGCATTTAATCTCATGTCAATGTCCATGGTATCCCATTTCAGACAGGTGGGTAGTTCAAAATTTGTTTCGTTTTTCATAGTTCTATTAGATAAGGTTCTGGGATATATTGAACATGGAATTGTGGTAATGCGGTCTGCAATGCTTTGATGTAATCGTCATGGTCATACCACGCATCGTTTACTCGCTCGTCTGTTACCATAACTGCAAGTACACGTTCGATTGCATCTGCGGGGGCATCAGAAATGATAATCAAGTCCTCTTCTTCATAAGAGTTGACCTTAATTTGGAATACTTCTAAGTTTTTCATAGTTTATTGTTCGGTTAGATTAAAGATTATTTTAGACATATTTTTTGGCTTGGTATTACTAACAGATATTACATCTCTAGCCCAAGAACCAATTAAATCATTATGTTCTGTGCGATAGTCTCCACCCCCTCTGCCATTACCTTCACAAGTCATAAGAGGCAAAGGATGAATTTTCCACCCATCAACTTCTGGTATTTCTTTTTTGTCTATGAATAAACCTTTTGAGTGATTAACAACATAACGATAGAAGTTTTCTTTGACCCATGGGCGAACCTTAGTCGAGTCCAAGCATCGATCGTGTACATTGGTCTTGCGTCTTTTACATTGATCAGCATAATCACCAGCCCATACGACTCTTTGGGGTGTCTCATCTAATAGAGTTTCAAAGGTTAATACGAATGGATTTTTAATCCAAGAGTGTTCCATTAGTTTTAATCCACTAGCATAATCGTGTGAATACATCCAATGTTTAATTGTTGTTTTGTTGTCATTCAAGATGACTGCATAATAATATTGTCCCATAGTTATTTTTATTTAGTTTAAGTTATATTGTGTTAAGAAACTTTCGGGTACGGGCTGGTTGGTGTCATAGTCATAGTAGTAACCTTCGTCAGCCCCCTCATTGAAATGGGTCTCAGATATTGGGAACAGCAGTTGCGTGATAGTTCCATCTTCTGTTTCGATATCAGTAGAGTGCCATGTAGGTGCATCGTATTCTGTGCGTTCAATACATTCGCCATCTTCGAATACAAACTCACCACCCCATCCTTGCTCTTCTTCATAGGCTAAGACGAATGTAGGGAAGTCAACTGCTATCTCTGTAAGCAGAGAGATATCGAATAGATTCCAAGCGGTAGAGAAGCGTAGGTTACCACCGTCAATGTCGTGGTCATAACATCCCCACTTAGTACCCCAATTGTTGTAAGCCCAATCGTACCAATTGTCTGTGCCATACTTCTCAATCAATGCTTTCTGCATCTTCTTGGTGATGGGCTTAGGTTCGTGATACCAAGGCTGAGTCCGATCGATCTTCTCGTTCTCCTTTATTTGTTTGTCGTACTCCTTCTGAGTCACAACACGACAAGGAGATGTCGTGTCACGCATATCATCGGGCATTGGGCGGTAGTGACCACAGAATCCATTAAGAGTCTCGGCAATTGTGTGTAGTTTTTCTGTCTGCTCTGCGGTTAATTCAGCAGGGATGAAGTGGTAATAAACATGGTTTGGCATAGTCTTATTTTTTGTTTTTAAAGTATGATACAATAGTTTCTGCCCAATAGTGGGTAGTGTATTGGGATAAGTATTCGTAAGTTTCTTGGATACCATATGTGAATCTCCAAAGAATAACTTCTTTAGTATCCCAATCAATAATCTTGATGTTGTAAGTGTCATCACGAAGAGCTTTCTTACTGATGATCTTTTGAACTTTGATGATACCACCTACGGCAGATTCACCAATTTTGAATGTCTTTATCATTTTACGATTTGTTTGTTAACTCTGATTAATGTTTGAAGATTGATAAGGCGATAGTTCTTTTCTTTTAAGTCCCATACAGTTGCATAACCCAATTCACTTGCGTTGTAACTTTTGGGTTTAGCATCGGGCTTGAGACCTTTCTTTACACCGGCCCTGGCGGTGATGAATCTGATTGTGCCGTCTTTCTTAGTGAATTCGGCTGAGAAGAATTTGTTACTCTTGATAATTGCGATTGCTTGTTTTTTGTTCATATCTATTATGTTGTTAGTGTGTGCAAAGATAGTATTTAATTTTATATTTTAGTATAATTAGAAATTATTTTGTTAAAATGTATGTTGAGTATTGGTCGGCTATGGCATCGGCTATACCTTGGAAGGTCTTGTTACGAATTTTCTGTCGTTCGTATGCAGTCTTACCTTTCAAGGCATCCATATACCATTGTGCTTGGCGTTTAACCTTGCCGGTTTTCTTATCAGTCCATTCAAAGAATTCACCTTTGTCAACGATATTGGTACTGATGAGTGAAGGCAGATCTTTTAACCATAGGCAAGTAGACTTTTGGAATGGGTCTCCGAACTGCCAAGGTTGAATGATTTGGTCGGGCTTACGAAAGATAGAGGACATAACCCCAATAGGATTCTCTACACATATGTGTGGTATGTTAGCGTTCATAAGTTCCATAAAGAAGTCAACACCATCTTGTCTGTCTTGAATACGAGTAGGGAATCTCTCAGCGTATTCGGGCTTGAACCATCTATTTCCAGCCAAGGTAAGGTAGGTACATGGTGGGTGAGCGATGAGCAAGTCCCATTGGTATGCTGTTAGTAAATTACGCACATCACCTCTGTAATGGTAAGGCGAATCGTCATCTGATGGCTCAAGGTCACAAGAGAAAGCATTGTGACCAAGTTTACGGAAGGCATTGCGAACAGTACCACTGAACTCGCAAGCGATTAATACATTAAGTTGTCTCATAGTTTATCTATTAGTTTGATGATTTGTTCGGGCGTTTCCATTACTTCAAAGCCCCCGTTATTGTGTGTGGTTACTCCAACTCTTGTATGCTCTTCGATTGGTTTACTATATTTTGTGTCTGTGTAGGGTACTCGATAGCAATGACCAATGTGATTAGGGTTAATATAGACAAATTCTTTTCTGTCTGCGAAGGTTAGTTTGATTAGTTTCATGATAGGGTTAGTTGTTGTTCTATTTGGTAAGGTGTTTCTTTTACATAGATTTCCATGTATTGGGGATTTGCCCAACTGATTGCAGTTACAAAATCTTCAAAGTTGTCTGCATAGTGTTCAGAAAAAACTCTGATGTGCTGAGGATTTACATACAAGTAATCTTCTTTTAGTTCGCCTTGTATAGTAAGGTGTACTCTAGTTAATTTTAGGTAGGTCATAAGTTTTCGTTGATGAGTGAATTGATGTCATTTACTGCGTGGTCAATTTCGTTTCGTTCGGATCCACCCTCTTCGATTTCGCTGAGGGCTAAGTAGTAAAGTTCTTTGATTTGGTTTCTCTTGTCAGCATCTGTAGGGAATGCTCCCATTATGTTGACTACCCATTGGTAAAATTCTTCTGTGTTCATACTTTTGCTATTGTTGGTTTGTCTGATTTGATTGGTGCAATGATTACATTTTTTTCGAGGATGATAAGGTCTTCGTGTTTAGTTCGCCAATTTTTTGTATAGGAATCAATTAATTGTAGTGCTTCTTCTCTTTGGGTCTCAGATAAGAAAGAAGAGAAGTGAGCAAAGTGAGAGAGGGCATCACCGATGTTCTGATACCATTGGAATGCGATTACTTGCGAGTCCCAAGAGACTTGTGTTTTAGATAGGTTTATCATATGTTTTTAGGTGGATATAATTTGGTTAAGTGTTCTTTGATTTCTTTCTTCTGTCGTTCAAGGTCATCTAATTCTGCTTGACTAAATACATACCCCGGTGTGATAGCGTTTGGATCGTCTAAATTGTTCCAAGTCTTATCACCTTTGCGGAGTTGTACTTTGAGGTTGATTTCTTTGGATAAGGCGATTGCTTCATCCAAATTAGTTAGGTACTCACCATAGACATACAAGCGATGCCAATCTTGTGAGTACCCCATAGTTCGTTCTACATATTCCATATTAGTGTTCGAGAATGATTACTGATTTGCTACCCTTACCCATAGTGCCAGAGCATAGTCCACACTTGGAGCAATTAGATTTGAAGCCCATTTCCTCAGAGGCGGGGCAAGATATGAATTGTGCAATGGGTATGGGTGATGCAACGAAAGACCGATACCCGATGAGTGAAGCTACTGTTTCCTCATATTCAGTGTGCGTTGAAGCCATAAAGTAAGGTGCGTATTCGGGTTTCTTACTCCATTGGTGGGTGTATCCCGTCCAAGATTTCGCACCCTTGATAATGTTTCCCACCAAGTCAACGGGCATTAGAGATGGCTCACCATATGTACCAAATCGTACATACTTATTTTCGCATAGCCCTACAATTTGCATATGAATCTTGGCATCTATGTCGGGTATGTCATCAAAGGACTCGTGTAGTTTGCCGATCGATCGGAGCGAGGATAGGAATCCGCTATACTGCATCATCTTGTGAGTATAGCAAGCGGATAACTGAGCCCCATTACTGACAGCAAATGGGCAGTCCATACATACTTTGCCATCGTGTGAGAAGAATTCTCGCATAGATGTCTTCCCCTGGGCAACCTCGTACTGCTCCCTACTGAAGTGGTAGGTCTGTACAATTTTCTCCTTGGGCATCGCAATCTTTTTGTTGGATGTTGCACCCATAGTGATGATGGTGACGGTGTCACCTTGGCGGTAGATAATTCTTTTAGACATATTTTTTTTATATTCTTGTGGTGTTGTACTCGTACACTAAGGCTTCAAGTTGTAGCATATCCATCCACTCTCCGTGTTTGCCTATGGTATCTTGTGTTTCTGTAGGGTACTCACTATAGTTTTCTCGGACATAAGTCACGCCTATTCGATCGGCCCATTCATACAGTTCTTCGAGTGATTCGATAGGGGTCTCGCAGTGGTATGTGATTTCGTCAATAATTACATCGTATAACATAGGGTCTCAGATTAATAAACTAATTCAACAACATCGATTAACTTACCATCCCAATACGCACCATTGAGATACCATAGACCTTTGCTTTGTCTGATTGATACATTTGGTATAGCATTGAGGCGTTCTTTGGTTGTCTGTGAGAACCATCCACAATTTGTAATACTAAGTGTGCGGTCTGGATCATTGTATAGGTAGGCAATTTCATTACCAAACAACTTGAGGATTGTGACATTGGGTAGGACAACTACTTCGGTGTTGTCTCGTTTGAACGGTTTTGCATTCATAAATGCAGTGACAGATTTTTGAGTTATTAGTTTCATAAGTTTTTAGTTTAGTTTAATTAAGGCAATAGTCATTAATAACAGAGATGACGGAAAGAAAATCTTTTGATGTAAAGAATCCATCACGAGTACGGACATAGTACATACCATCCATATCTCGGTAACTATAGTATGAATGGTCTCCGATTTGTAGATGTTGTATGCTGTCTACATCATCTAGGGTTTTGGGGTCATTGCAGTCAATACCGAATACCCAAATACAACTAAGGTTGTGGTCATTTTGCCCAATCAAATCAAGGGGACGAAAGGTCGTGATTTTAATGTTGTATATCATTTTTTGTAGGTTTTACTTTGGTGTTAAAATATTTGCGGATCGCAACAATGTTTTCCTCGTCATACCATATCTCAGAGATGGTCATTGCATCATCTAAACTTACTAGTAATATGTCTCGGTCGAATTCGATTTCGTATTGCTCACCTTTACGGACTGCAAAGATTTCGTAGATGTCACCATAAGGATAGATGATAATAACTTCATCTGCATTCCAAAGGTTAACTGAGTCGGCATACACTGAGGATACAGCGTGACGGGTTACATAGGTTTTCATATAAGGTTTGTGTTGTGTTGGTTACATAAACATAAGTGCCAAATTACTTCGTCCAAGTCTTTAAAGAATTCGAACTTATCAATTGCTCCGTACTCTTCGTCTCGAATCATCATAAATTTGGTAGTCAGTTCGCCATCGTTTGTCCAAGAATTAGGTAGGAATAGAATGGCGGGCTTGATTGACTTACCCGAAATTTCGACTGATGGGCAAGTGTCGTTTGAATAACTGACATCTGTCAGTGTGTAAGGTAGGTCGTGACTTTCGATTTGGTCGGCAAGGGTTGACAAGACAAAGTCTTTGTAAGCACCCCAATAAAATTGCTGTGTTTTCATAATTGCTCCTATGGTCTGACTTGAACAGACGGCAACCCTATGGCATAGGACGGTGGGACTCCCTCTGATGAGTGAGCTCCAGCCTGGATCTAACTAAAAAAAGAAAAACCCCATCTTGTGAATGGGGCTCAGATAATAGATTTACTATTTAATTAATTAACAGCCATAAGCATCTCTTCGGCTTGCTTGATAACCTCATCGGTATCAGTAACCCCCATACGCTGTGCTAAGGCCACAAGATTCTCGAAACGCATTTCGAACTTGCCACGCCCCTTAGGTGTGTTGATTAATTTAAGGGTTGTCTGTGCTTGCGTAGTGCACTGAGTAGTACAGAATGAGATTTTACCATCGACAACAAAGGAGATTTTGAAAGGCTCGCTTGCCTTGAAACCCTTTGCACCGATTACTCGCATAGTGTTGTAGTAGTCAAAGAAACGATAAACGAGGGCTCGCCTCACTTTTGCGTTGTCTTTGGTGTTGTTGGTGGTTAAGTCAAATTGGATTGATGACTCGTGATTCTCGATTTTGATTGTTGTGTTTTTCATATATTAAAGGTTGGCTACCGATGGTCTGACACGACAGACTGCACCCCATAGGTCAAAGGCTACGGATGGCATCGATAGTTTGAGTGCACCTTATTTTTTCGGTTTCTCACCCTTAAGGGGCGGTTGAACCTAAGTAGTATGATTGCGAGGGTTTAATCCCTTGACTTACACGCCCTCGGTTTTCTCTCCAAGAACTTACATACGCCTCATTGACTTGGTCACGAGAGGCTCGCCAGCCCACTATGTAGGGTTAGGTCTCACAAAGGGCATAGTTCTTCCACTGCCCGATTAGATGGCACTGTCCAGTAAAGTAGACAGATAACTTTTTGCTGTGTGTAATAAATTACTTATGCAAGCAAAAAGTGTTTTTTTGTGTGTGTGTTTATCGTTTGTGTATGTCTGTTTCGTGTTGTCGTTATGTTGTTTCGACATTACAAAGATTGGGGTAATAATCGGAATAAAAAAATCGATGTAAGTTGTTGATTATCAATGAGTTACAACAAAATTGATAAATGTAAGTTGTTGATTATCAATGAATTAACTATCTTATTTAGAATCATTATAAATGTTAAAAAAAGTTAAAAAAAAATCTTAAGTTGTTGAAATTCAATAAGTTACAAAATGAAAATAATTTTATCGGTTCAATGTTCGTTAAAACAAATATCAAAAAAATCAATGCACT